CCTGTAAAGGTTCAGAAATCCCTATGGGGCGGACGTTTCCTCACAAATTCCGACCTATTAAGTTAAGATATAAAATCACTAGGAGGTGAACAATATGTCAGAACAAAATACAGATATCGTAAAGAACTATCCAGGTTCTCCAACTGAATCACATGCTCACAATGGCGACGGTGCATTTGCATCAGGTGCTATCGGCGGTGCAACAGTTACAGGTCCAGATGGTAATCTTACTCCAGCGGCTTCTCTTGGTAACATTGCCACAGCAGCCTTTGGTACATACGGTGCAAACTCTGTAAACCCAACTGGAACACCAGGTGGTATTTTAGCACCAGAGCAGGCTCGTCGCTTCATCGACTACGTGTGGGATGCAACAGTTCTCGCCAAGGATGGCCGTAGAGTTACTATGCGAGCAAACACAATGGAACTTGAAAAAGTTAACGTTGGTGAGCGTGTAATCCGTGCTGCTGCACAAGCACAGCCAGATTTCACAAACGCAGGTGCTACATTTAGCAAGGTTGAACTTACTACAAAGAAGATTCGTCTCGATTGGGAAGTTTCAACTGAAGCGCTTGAAGACAATATCGAAGGTGGAGCACTTGAAGATCATCTAGTTCGCTTGATGACAAATGCTTTTGCTAACGATATCGAAGATCTTGCAATCAACGGTGATGGTACAACATCACCATTCCTTTCAATCATGGAAGGTTTCGTAACAAAGGTTACAGAAGGTTCAGATGCTCACGAAGCAGCAGTAACTGTAACTGGTAACGAATGGACTCCAAACGTTATGCAGGACATTATCTTGGCAATGCCACGTAAGTACCGTGCACTTAAGTCAAACCTTAAGTTCTACGCAGGTACAGACGCATTCCAGGGTATCGTCAAGAATAACGGTACACTTGCTGATGCAATTGCTGAAGCAGTTAACGGCCAGATTCCAGGAAGCACACAGGCTAACCGCCAGGCTTACCTTGATGGCGCAGGACAGACATTCGGCGATGCTCGTACAACTCGTGTACTTGGCATCACAGTCCAAGAAGTTCCTTACTACCCAGCAGGTTATGTCGACTTGACATTCCCAGCAAACCGTGTATGGGGCTTCCAGCGTGATATCACAGTAAATCGTGAATACATCAACAAGAAGGACACCATTGAATACACAGTATTCGTTCGCTTTGGTCTTCAGTGGGAAGAGTTGGATGCAGTTGCTTACGCAGATGCAGCCTCAGATTCCTAATTAATACTAAGCAATGATCTAGGGGGGCAGCGTAAAAACTGCCCTCCTTAGTCATATAGGGAGAAAATATGTCTTATCCAGGAAGTGCACCAGAAGAACATAATCACCGTAGTGGTGGATGCATTGTTGCGGGTGGAGTAACTGGCACAGTTATATCTGGACCCAATGGGATCATATCTGAAAAAAATGCTTTAGGATGTATACCTACAGCAAATTTTGGTGAGAACATCATTATGTCTGGAACACCATCAGGAATTAGAAGACCCCAGACTCTGAGAAGATAACTCTGGTATAATTGCAGTAAGCATAGGGAGATCAAATGACAACGATGGAAGATTTAGCAACAAAGACTGTTATGGAACTAAAGTCATACGCTAAAAAAAATAACATTGATCTATTTGGGGTAAAGACTAAATTAGAAATATTAGAAGTAATAGCAAGTTTTCATCCAAATGACAATAAGATTGAAAGTGTAAAGCAAGGCAAAGAGCAGCCTAAAGAAGAAAAGGTCGCTCTTTACTCCACTAGAAATATCCACTGGAACGGGTTGGGGTCTCTCGCACCAGGATATAACATCGTCTCAAAGGAGGCATCGGAAAAGATGATTACCCATAAGGCAGTACGCATAGCGTCTCCAGAAGAGGTAGCATCATACTACGGTAAATAATTATGCAGATTCTAAGACTCCCACCATACCCACTTTCTGTAACATACACAGTACCAGATGCTAACAGAGGTTATGTTTTAGTAATTGAAGATACTTTAGAGCAGTCAGAGGTTGTTGCTTATTTAACATCTAACTCCAACTCACAACTAACCTATACTCTAGATGAAGATTTTGTAAAATACGATAAGTCATATGCACTTACTATTCACGAAGACCTAGAAGAGTCTGGAAATGTTTATGAAGACCGTGGAGATATTGTTGTTCAAGACAACCTAGAGGTTGCAAGACCATATGTAAATCCAAGAGAATTAGCAGCAAGTCACGGACTAACAACTGCAACAGATATTGCAAAGTATGAAGAGTATGAAAACTTAGCAAGAATACTTATAGACAGCATTACTGGTGGATTTTATTACAAGAGAAAGTATGTTGAGCCAGTTGGACAAGAGACTGATTACATGCCAGTATGGGACAAAGTTGAAAAACTCGTAAAGGTTTATGAGAACGCAATTCTTGTTTATGATATTTATTCTGCAGATGGTCCAGCACTAGGTGAGTGGAACTACATGCTCACAAAAGATAAGAGTGCAATCATTAAGGATCCAGTTGCAGCAACAGAAGGATACAACAGATCAGAGCGCAGACCAGCACGAGTTCCTTTAGCAGCATCAGATTCTTTGTCATTGTTTGATACAGACGACAGCGGAAATGTTGCAACCATTACCCCTGGAGTTACATTCCCAGAAGGAACTGATTATATCTTCTTGGCTGAGGTTGGGTATAAGGTTGTTCCATACGACATTCAAGATGCAACAAAGATGCTTATTGAAGATATTAAGTGTGGGAAACTAGATTACTATAAGAGATATGTAAAGAACTATAGCACCGATCAGTTTAAGATTGAGTACGACAAGCAAATCTCAAGCGGTACTGGAAACATTATTGTAGATAAGATTTTATCAGGATACACTAATAAGATTACACGTATTGGGATTTTATAATGGATACATGTGAAGTTACTGACTTCATGTACCCTATGAAGGCCGATATTTATTATGCAAAAATTAAGCAGAATGAGTATGGCCAAGCACAAAAGGATTGGATTTATGATAGAAGCATTATATGTAATGCCACCCCAATAGGTGGTGCTTCTAAAGAAGAGATTAAGCCAGAGATATTTTTGCAGAACAACGGACAACTAATAGTAAGAACAAAGTCAGATCCACGAACATCTTCTTTAGGTTCTGATAACGCAATGACAAATATTTTAGTAACAAATATACGCAATGCAAGTGATACTATCATTTATAGAGAAACATCTGGGCCACGATCAGGTAGGGCTACAATCTATGAGTTTGCTACTGTAGAACCATTTGTTGGACCATTTGGAGATATTCAATACTATAAAATTCTTTGGCGTAGAGCAGAGAATCAGTCTGTAGGTGACTAGTGAGAGTAACCACCACAACCAAAAGTTTTGAAAAACAAATGAATAATATTGTAAATTATTCTATGGGATTTATTGATGGAGTTCAAAAAGGTAAGACTGATTTTTTAAAGGCTTTGGGTCAAGCAACAATCACTTCTATGGGTCAGTATGTAGATGCTCAAGCAAGATCTAACCCTGCAGCACTACATCATATATATGAATGGAATAAGACTGGTAGCCCAACCGCAAGATTGTTTGATTTAGATTATACAATTAGCAATTTGGGTCTATCGATCAGAGGAACATTTACACAATCAGAAACACTAAAAAAAGGATCTACTGTCCCATTTTATGACAAAGCAAAGATTATGGAAAATGGAGTTCCAGTTACCATTAGACCAAAGAAAAGAGTTCTTGCTTTTACAATTGACAATGAAGAAATCTTTACCTCAAATGATGTAACAGTTACAAATCCTGGAGGAACTGAAGTTCAGGGATCTTTTTCAAAGACAATAGATGAGTTTATGTTGTTTTATTTTAAGCAGTCATTTCTAAGAGCATCTGGTATTTATAACTATATTCAAAATCCAACTGTATTCAAAAAGGATATTAAGCAAGGATCAAGGCTTGGCAAAAACAAGGGTATCCAGACTGGATTCAGATGGATAGCAAACTTAAAGATTGGTGTAGAATAAGATTATGGATAAAGAACTACTAGGCCAGCAAACATACTATCCAGGCTTTGCTCTTAATGGATATCTTGAAGAACAACTAAAGTTGTTTGATATTGTGCCAGCCTCTCAAACGTTTAGTCCTTTTATCCCAGTATCAGCAACCAGTATAGATGACCTATATAGCGAACTACTATCGACAGACTCTTCTCTTCCAGTACTAATAGGATTTGACACACTCTCAAGATTTAGACCAAGCCCTTTTTACAGACACAAGAGAGAGCAGATTCTGTACACAGTTCACGGACCACTTGAAAAGGTTTTGGCTACTATCCGTATTATTAATGCTGCCCTTGATAGAGAAGACTCATCTGCACAGGATGTCAATACCTGGTCCTCAAAGAATCAGGAATCTATAGGCTCAATATCTCAGGGTGTCTTCTTTCACAATACCAAAACCTTCCAGGTGGATGAGTCTAGAGACCTTCTAGAACTACAGTCTGCTCAAGGCTCAATGAGAATGATCTATAGAAACAAGGTCATTGTCCAGTATGACTATCATACACACGGCTCTGACCCGCTTAACGAATTATACACTTAAAAGGCTGTTATACTTAGGGTGAGGAAACAAGCGCCAACAACTTAATATCTATTCTATAGATTACAGAAAGAGGTGAAAAAATGGCATATAGTCGTGGTTCGTCAACTAACATCATCGTTGGAGCAGCAGCACTTTTCGTTGCAGATACAACACTATCAGCAAATACCCTAGAGGCATTTGACGGTACAGAGTCTTTTAGAGAGACACTTGCAGATGATTCAGGTTATACAAACGTAGGTTACACCATGAACGGTCTTGAATTGCAGTTCCAGCCTGACTTCGGCGAAGTACAGGTTGACCAGATTCTTGACGTTGCTAAACTTTATAAGCAGGGCATGCAGGTAAATCTTGCAACTGCTTTTGCTGAGGCTACACTAGAGAACCTTCTCTTGGCTTTGGCATTCAGCGATTCACAATTGACAGGTACAAAGTCAACATCTAACGGACAGGTTCTTAACCTTTCTGCAGGTGAACTTGGCGAATGTCCAGTTGAGCGTGGTATCGTTGCAATCGGTCCTGGTACAGGTGATTGCGTAGACTCTGCAACAGTAGAGCGTGTCTATACAGCATACCGTGCACTCTCAATTGAGAATGTAACAGTATCTGCAAAGCGTGATGAGGCTTCAATGTTTGAAGTATCATTCCGTCTCCTTCCAGAGGACACATCTGGTTCATACGGTAAGATCGTAGATCGTACTTTCGATCCAGCATCATAATTTAAATAATTATACGACTTGGCCCATCTCTTCGGAGGTGGGCTTTGTTGTTTTATGATAGAATAGAATGTCTATGGCAACCACAGTATATAATAGTGATTTTATTACACTAGTAAATAATAAAACAATTGAGATTACTCCACTTAAGATTAAATATCTTCGTGAGTTTATGGTTGCTTTTGATAAAATTAAAGGTGCACAAACTGACGATGAATCTATAGTTGTTCTTGTTGAGTGTGCAAGAATTTGTATGAAACAGTATTGTCCAGAAATATCATCTACTACTTTAGATGTAGAAAATAATGTAGACTTGCCAACAATATATAAAGTGCTAGAGGTTGCTGCAGGTATTAAGATAAATAAGTCATCTGAAGAACCAGTAAAAGAGCAAGCAGAAAAAGGAAATACTTGGGCTGATCTAGATCTTGCTAAGTTAGAAGCAGAGGTATTTTTGCTGGGAATTTGGAAAGACTATCAAGAACTAGAACTATCTTTATCTATGCCAGAGTTAATGGCAACGCTAGATATAAGCAGAGAGTTAGATTATTCAGAAAAAAAGTTTTTGGCTGCAATTCAGGGGGTAGATCTAGATGCCGAGTCTGGTAAAAAACGAGGGCAGCAAGAGTGGGAAGACATGAAGGCTAGAGTATTTAGCGGTGGTCAAACAAGTGATTCAAATGACGTATTATCTCTTCAAGGACCAAAGGCTAAGCAACTCGGGTTTGGTATTGGCATGGGACTAGATTACGAAAATCTAACATAAAAATAGGCTTGTTTGTGCTATAATTAAGGAAGCCTATATAGGAGGAAAAATGGCAACAACAGTACATGAGGGTAGAGAACTTATTCTTATGGATGGATCAAAGATTAGCGTTAGACCGCTTAAGATTTCTTTGCTTCGCCCATTTATGAGTAAGTTTGAAAAGGTAGCAGAGGTGGCAGAAGATAACGAAAAGTCAATGGCTCTTCTTATGGAATGCGTACAGATTGCTATGGAGCAATTCAGTCCAGAACTTGCAAAAGATAAGGATAAACTAGAAGACATTCTTGATCTTCCAACAGTTTATGAAATTATTGAAGCAGCCTCTGGAGTTAAACTATCAGATGCAAATGCTTTGTTAAACACAGTACTTGCAAACAATTAAACAATAGAAAAGGTGCTAGTTAATGGCTGACGTAAATGCTAATATTGGCGTACATATTGATGCGTCTGCAGCACTTGCGGAACTAAAAAATCTACAGCGTCAACTAGCCACCTTTCATGCGTCCATCGCTAAGGGCAGTGCTGCTAGTGCTATGGCACAAAAGAATTTACAGACTAACCTCTTAAATTCTATAAATGCTACAGGACAGTTCACTGCCCAGATGGGCCTTGTTAGAACATCAACAGAATCATTTACTCATGCTCTAGAGAAAAATAAACTAGGCATGAAGGAGTACTTCCGATATGCTGGAGGTGCTACAAAAACTTTTGGTAGACTATTTAAATCAGAGTTTGACACCATTGAGCAGGTTGCTCAAGAGCGTGTAAAGAGGATGCAGACCCAGTTTATCAAGATGGGTCGTGATGCAAACGGTGCAATGAAGGCTATGGCAATTACGCCAAATGCACTAAACATGAAAGACTTTGGAACACAAACTCAGATCGCAGCCCAGAAGCAAGCACTATTTAATCAGTTAGTTAGACAGGGTTCTACAAACCTTCTAAACTTTGGTAAGAACACTCAGTGGGCAGGTCGCCAGTTGATGGTTGGTTTTACAGTCCCTCTTGCATATCTTGGAACTGTTGCTTCAAAAACATTCATGGACTTAGAAAAACAAGCAATTAGGTTTAGGCGTGTTTATGGTGATATGTTTACAACAACAGAAGATACCACCAAAGCACTTAAAGAGATTGAACTACTAGCACAAAGTTTTACTAAGTATGGCGTTGCAGTAGTAGATACTATGGAGATGGCTGCAGATGCAGCAGCAATGGGTAAGACTGGTGCAGACTTAACCGCACAGGTTGCACAAGCAACTAGACTTGCAGTCCTTGGTAGCGTAGAGCAGCAGCAAGCATTAGAGACAACGATATCACTAACAAACGCTTTTGGTGTAGCAGCAGAAGACTTAACTTCAAAGATTGACTTCTTAAACTCAGTAGAAAACCAAACAGTTGTATCTATTGAAGATTTAACAATTGCGATTCCAAAGGCTGGTCCAGTTGTTCAGCAACTTGGTGGAGATGTAGAAGATCTTGCGTTCTTCCTCACAGCAATGAAGGAAGGTGGAATCAATGCATCCGAAGGAGCAAACGCACTTAAGTCTGGTCTTGCATCTTTAATTAATCCAAGTAAGAAAGCCTCTGCATTCCTTGCTGATCTTGGTGTTAACATTAATGCCATTGTTGAAAATAACCAAGGAAACATTAGAGATACTGTTATTGATTTTTCTAGAGCACTCGATACACTAGACCCTCTTAACCGTGCTCGTGCAATTGAGCAACTTTTTGGTAAGTTCCAGTTCTCACGTTTATCAACACTGTTTCAGAACGTAACAAAAGACGGAACACAGGCTGCTAGAGTTTTGCAACTTGCAACATCTTCTGTTGAAGAACTTGCTATATTGTCAGAAAGAGAATTAAAAGCAGTTGAAGATTCAGTTGGAACAAACTTTAAGGCAGCGGTAGAAGAACTTAAACTAACTCTTGCTCCAATTGGTAAGGAATTCTTAAAGGCTGTCACTCCAATTATCAAGGTTGTTGGAGATGTTCTTGAAAAATTTAATGGACTTAGCGAAGGCACCAAAAAGTTTATTGTAGTAGCAACCGCTCTTGTAGGATTAATTGGTCCTACACTTCTGATGACTTTTGGTTTGCTTGCTAACGGTGCAGCAAACATAATTAAACTATTCCTTGCTTTGCGTATGGGATTTATGAAACTTGGCGGGAACTCAAAGATACTTGCTGAACAAACCAACTACATGACAATGGAGCAGTTAGAAGCAGCAACTGTAGCAACATCACTTAATCAAGCACACACAAGACTTACTCAATCCTTTAACGTAGAAACAGTAGCAGTTAAAGCATTACGTCAAGCATATGTAGAAGCAACTATTGCAGCAGCAAACTTTGCTAGATCAAACCCTGGAATGATGATGCCAGGAGCAAGAGGTATTAGACCAGGCACAAACAATCCTGGACAAAAGCCAAGGAAGATGAATTCTGGTGGAATGGTTGCTGGTGCAGGAACTGCTACTTCTGATTCTATTCCTGCATATCTTTCAAATGGTGAATATGTAGTTAAAGCAGATGCTGTTGATCAGTATGGCATAGGTTTCTTCGATCAACTAAATGCACAAAAATTTGCAGATGGTGGACTAGTAAATCTTCCTGGTTACTTTGAAGAATTTAAAAATAAGTTAAAAACTGATTTGTTTAAAGACTTAAAATTAAGTCCTAACGAAATAAAAGAAAAAAGAAGAAAAGAAAATGATAAACAGTTAAAAAACTTCTTTAAGAAAATAAAAGATTCGTTAGGGTTTGCAGATGGTGGACTAGTAAATCTTCCTGGTTACTTTGAAGAATTTAAAAATAAGTTAAAAACTGATTTGTTTAAAGACTTAAAATTAAGTCCTAACGAAATAAAAGAAAAAAGAAGAAAAGAAAATGATAAACAGTTAAAAAACTTTCTTAAGAAAATAAAAGATTTTGCAGGATTTTCAGACGGAATTATTTCAGTTCCTGGTCCAAAGGGTGCTGGAGATATTATTCCAGCAATGCTATCTCCTGGAGAAGCAGTTATTCCATCAGTCATAGCACAGAATCCAAAGATTAAGCCACTTATTAGTGCAATGGTTAGTGGAAAATTGCAAGGGTTTAATGGTGGTACAACAAATGCTCAGCCGTCTAAAAATTCTCAATCACAAAATAAATTAAATGAATCTGGAAAACTTCCGTCAAATACTTTAATTAAAAGCCTAACACCAGATCAAAAAAAGACATATAAAGAAACACTAAAAGTAATAAATACTTACGCTCATGAGAAAGATGCAAATGAGGCAATTGACAAAGCCTTAAAAATGGGAGTTCCAAAAGAGTTACTAGGAAAGGCTTTATTAAAAAACTGGAAAGATGGTATGTATTCTATAGCCAATCTTAAAGAATATCAACCTTTGATTAACTCTTTATCAAAAAAAGAGTCTGGAACTTTTTTTAGAGGAACAGGGGTATCTGAAAAAGGATATTATCATAAAAAACTAGGGACTATCCCACCAGAAATGTCTGCTGAAATTTATAAAATTTTAACAACTTTAAAAGGACCCGAACAGAAAGAAGCATTGAGTAAATTTATTGGAAAAGATTTTGATATAAGAACTTCTTCTTGGAGTTCTGAGGAATCTATTGCAAAAGACTTTGCAAAAGAAGCAAAAAACACAGCATTAGTCAAAAAAGATGTTGTACCGTTTACAATTAAAACATCCGTTAAAGACCAAGATGTTATTCCAGTAAATACACTATTTAAAGACATCTATGCTCATGATGGTGTTCCAGAATCAGAAAGACTGTTTGGCGGTAAGTTTGTAATATCTGAAATTAGTTCTAGTGGCATAACTATTGAAAAAGTTTTGGACACGAATAAACCTAAACCATTTGCTAACTCTAAACCGTTTGAACCAAAGGTTTATGTAGGTGGTCCATCACAAGATGCTCTTAGATCAAATCCAGATCAAGTAAATAATCTTCTTGATAATAAGCCTGGGGTCCCACAGTTTACTGATGAAGAAAGGGCTGCTAGAGTTAAGCAGCAGCAAGATGCAATAGAAAGAAATAAACTAAGAAGGTCAACTTCTCAACCAGGAGCGCCTATAGAGTTGTCACAGTCTGGAACAACCACAAAGAGTAAACAAAAAAATTCTGAAGTTGCATTTTCTCATATAACTGGAGACATAAGGGGACAAGTAGAAAAAAGAACAATTCAGGAACTCTATGATAGTAATGAGTTTAAAGGTGCTCATCAACAACTTCTTAAGTCTTATGTTGATGCTGGAATGGGAGATTTGCCAGGAAATGCATATACCTCTTTAGGGTTTGATATTCCAGCAGACATAAATACGGACTTAGCAAAGAAGACTTCAGGGAAAACAACTGCAGGAAAACCAAAGAAAGTGGGGGTATCTAGAGACGCATATGTTAAAGCAATATCAGCACCAGGATCAATAAACACTATGATTCAGATGTTGATGGAAGATGGAATGTCATCTGGAGAAGCAATTAGAACTGCTCATGCCTTTAGAAGAGCATACAAAGAAGAAGTTTCTAAACTTGGACCAACCATAACAGATTCAGATCTTGCATCTACAACTAAGAAATTGCTTGACACTGGAAAATTTGAAAAAATACGTCCACTATCGTCACTAAATGTTGCAACTCGTCCAACTGCTGCAACAATTCGTAATTTCCTTTCAGACACCTCGGCAACTTCTGATATTCAAGACTACAGTGTTGCTAAAAAAATATTAGAAAAAGAAAACATCTTTTTATCAGCAGAAAGTGATGAAAATTATACAAAAGAAAATAAACAAATAAAAATATTTAAAGACTCGTCTGGAAAAATTATAGGTATTGAGGCAAGAGATGTTGATGGCACGTTCACTCACGTAGGGGCTAGATTACCTAATGGAAAACTTGATATGGTCAGATCAAAGGGTGGTGGGCGCTTTGGCGGATACATGGCTTTAGATAGAGTGAAGCAAACATCACAACTAAAGTCTGCATTACTGCCTGCACAAAAAAATAAAATTAAAGCCGAAGCCGAACTTGCTCGTTTACAAAAAGCAGATCAAGTTAAAAATATTGAAAGTGCTGGAAATACTCCTGAGCGAAATGCAGCGCTAGAAGAAGTTGCTGCAAGAACAAAGACTAGCCCTGTTGCAAATCAAGAGCCAGAACAGTATGCAAGACAACTAACAAAGAGTAGCGGATATAGTTTTACTCCAGCACCAGGTATTGCTGGTCTTTATGAAAAAGCAGACGGAACAAAGGTATTTGTTAAGCCTGCAATGGACTATACCTCTGCAATAGCAGAGCAAAGAGGAACAGTCATTGCAAGAGATGTTCATGGACTAGAAGCACCAGATCAAACAATTAAAACAATGATTGATCCAACAGATGAAACTGGACAAAGAAAACTAATTGTTTTGGAATCTCCGTATGATGAGAGATTTGATGAAAGGAAAATGTCAAGGACATTTACTAAAGATGAATATGTTAAACAGTTATTAGCATCAGGCCTTCGTGGAGATAAAGACCTTAAGGCAGGAAATCTTGGTGGAAGCGTTCTAGCAGATGTTGGTACAGCGGGGGTATTTAATAAGGCAACTGGAGTAAGGGACTACTCAACAGAAATGCCATCAGTCTTTGAAATGATGAAGACTAACGTAAGAGAAGTTCCAGGTGATTTTGCAGGTAAGTCCCCATTCTGGTTTAGTAATACAACTGCTGATGTTGCAAGAAGCATGACAGCAGATGAGTTTGCAGCAAAGATGGATGCTGAAGTTGCAAGAACAACCAAGGCACTAGAATCAACAATAAAAGGATTTAACTTAGTAGATCCTCCAGCATCAGATCAATCTCCTCAAGCAAATAGTATGAGAGCAGAAAAAGCAGCCTATGAGTCAATGCTTAAAAGACTTAAGGCAGCAAAGGGTCAAAACTGGAAAGAGATTCATAGACTTCATACTTCAATTGCAGTTAAGCCAGATGAACTTCTTCAAGATGATGAAACTGGAAAACTAGAAAAGCCAAAAACAAAAGCGAAGCCTTCTGGAGTCAAGTCTACTGGTGGTTCACGAGATACAAGAACTACGCAAGAAGTCGAAGGAAAGAGCGTTGTTCAAAGACCTAGAAATTATAGAATGCGTGGAATGGCTGATGCACCAGAAGCAAGAACAACACCAGGAATTAGAATCATTGATGCAGAAAAACAGTTTAGAGCAGAGCAAAACTCTTTAAGAAGACAGTTAGAAAAACTAGAAAAGATTAAGGTTGTAGAACTAAAGAAAGAAATAAAGCAACAGCGCAAGCAGTCTGAAATACAAGCACAAATTAACAAGATGCAGGAAAAAGCAGGGCGCCAAATTAAGCGTGAAGAAGATGTTAAAAGGCAAGAAAAGATCGAAGAAAACAAAAATAAAGAAATGGCAAGACAGCAAAATCGCATAATGAAACTTCAAGGCGCTGGAATGGCTGCTGGAATGGCTGCCTCTGGTGCTTATATGACTGGCAAAACTGATATAGGACATATCCTGATGGGTGTTTCAGTTCTTGCAACGCTTGGGCCTATGTTAAAGAATCCTGTACTGCTAATGACCACATCGTTAATTGCAGCAGCAGCAGTGGTAGTTAAATTTAGAAGCGATATTGAAAAAGCAAGAAAAGAAGGCATTGATCTAGCAAATTCTATGTCAATGACTGGAGATAAACTTCAATCATTATCAGAATTGACTGGAACTGTTGGGGCTACAGAAATATCAAATAGAAGAAGAAAAGACTTGGCGTCAGGGTCTACCGAAGGTCAAAGGCAGTATGGCCAAAACATTTTAGAAAGTGATTTTGGAAAGCAAATTATTAAAGATATAGAATTGCAATCTAAAAATAATAAGACGTCAAAAGAAATGGCACAAAACCTTGCAAACAATTTAGCCGTTGCTGTTGCACAGGGCGTTGTAACAACAGAGCAAGCAAGAAGTATTTCTGCAGCACTTGGAGAAAAACTTGGAAGTTATGAAATACCAGCGCTTATTAGTGGAAAACTTGTTAGCATACTTGGTCCAAATGGTGAAAATTTAAAATCAAATCCTTTAGAAGTAACTTTACAAATTCAAAAAGATTCCATGAAAAAACAAGTGGGTGCTTTTAAAGATTCTCTAGGAGCAATTAATATACTTGAAAATACTTTTGCTGGAGCAAAACTAGATATGGCTCCAAAAAGCATACTTGATAGATTTAAAAATTTGATTGATCCAACAACGCTTTTTGATTATTCCAAAGAAAGAAATCAGTCTACAAAATTATCTACAGCAGCAGTTCAACTAACTGTTCAAGAGGTAGCACAAAATCAAGGTCTAGTTGATTCACTTAATAGACAATATGATTTAAAGTTAAAGTTAGCAAAAACAGAGGCTCAGATAAAAACAATTGAAGATGAAAGAAAAAGATCTCTTGAAACTCTAAACTCTAGCAATGCCACCGCTTTGAATACGCTAATTAAACAAAAAGATCAGTTAGGTGAAAACGTATTTAATAAAGGAATAAAAGCAGCAGCCGATGCAATGTATAAAGAAGGGCCAATGTCTGTCTTTAAGGATGTAGCAATACAGCAATTGGGCGAACTCAAAAATTCAACTTTTAAAACAACACTGCAGGTGGGCCTAGCGTCTGGACAAGTAAGCCCTATAGTTCTTTCTAAAATACTTGAAAATGCAGCAGGAAATAAAGAATTTAGATCAAACTTTAAACTAATCGTTGATAAACAGGGGCTTGCAGATGCAGCGTTAATAACAGAGTTATTGCCATCACAAAATGCAACAGATACAACAAGATCATTAATGTTAGACTACATTAATACCAATGAAGAAGACTTTGATAAAGATCTACAAGCACTAAGCATATTGAATAAGATAAATCCTACATATGGAATTACACTTGACTTAAAAGAAAATGGAGTTAAGCAGTTACAAACAACCACCAATGCATTAAAACAAATTGAACTGCTTCCTGATAAACTAACAAAAGATGTTGTTGCAAATCTTGCCAAAGAAAAACCTAAAGAGTGGCAAGCATTTTATGATCAATGGTCAATTTTATCAGAAGGAGAAGATTTTGTAAACAAAAATATTAAGGTCGCTTTTGATGTTATATCTAATGATCCAAACTTTAAGGGATTTGGTTCTGCTGCTGGTAAGTCTGGGGCACAGATAATTGCTAAGGGTGGACTACTTCCTACTTTAGGTACTGGTGCAACTGAGTTACCACAAGAAAAAGAAAAGAAAAAACGTGACACCACATATGACGATATTCTAACTTCTCTTAAGCGCACAAGAGATGCAACAATTGATACAACCAAGGGTGCTGCCGAACTTATGCGTGTTCTTGGTGGAAGCAAAGATTTAAAATTCTTTAAGGGTATTGATCAGCAACTATCTAAAATTGGTGCCAACTCAGGATTTATTGATTTTGTTGGCGGGACAGAAAAAGCAATTCAAGATAAGTTAATCAAGATTAATAAAAAGGGTGTAGTATCCTTAACAGACCTTGGAGAAGCATTCAAGAAAGCCTATGACGCAAAACAACTTGGATCTTTTAGTGCTAAGTCAGCAGAAACTATTAAACAACTGCAGGGCCAGCGTAAAGGCTTTGTAGCGCTTAAGGCTGCTGGAGCATCATCTGCAGACGCTCTTAGGATGGTAGAAGATGCAGACTTTGCAGTATCTTTAAGTAAGGCAAAAACTTCAGAACAGGTTAAAAAATTAATTAAAGATTACCAAAATGAAAGAAAAGAAATTGAAAAGACCTTAAGAGCCAACGACCCACAGGCTTTCTTAAAAACTCAAATGGATGTTATTGATCAAAAGTTGGACCTTGATGAAAGAGTTGCAAGAAGACAATATGAAAGAGAAACCAAGGCAGCAGAAGACCAAATAGACATAAACAATAGACTAATTAAAGAAGCAGAAAGAAAATTAGAAGTAGATAAAGATATGGGCGATAGAAAAGTTGAAAGTATTAATAATCAGATTAATGCTTTGCAGAGACAAATATCTGTTGAAATAGAAAGTCAACAAAATGCTCTTGATGCTGAGTCTAGACAACTCTCAGAAGATAATGCAATTATATCAAACGCTGTAGATGCAATAAATAAAAAATATGATGAGCAAGAAAAAGCGCTTAGCAAGATCTACGAAATTAATGAAGATATTGCAGAACAAGAAAAAGAAAAACTTGGACTTGCGGATGCTATAACTCAAGGAGATATTTCTGCAGCAGCCCGAGCAGCACAAGAAATTCGTGCTAGAAATGCTGCAAGGTCTGGTGAACTAGCACAAGAGATGTTGGGTAGAGCAAGAGAGTCAGAAATTGCTGGAGTTAAGGGTACTATAACTGGAAAGACTTCAGATCAGATTGCTGCAAGACAGTATGAAATAGAGCGTCTAAGTTTTGCTTTGACTACCAGAAGACTAGGATTTGAAGACCTTATATCAAAAAAGCAAGAAGAAATTTATCAAATTGAGGAAAAACGTAAAGCCACATATGAGTTTATTAGAAAGATACAAGATAATAGTTATGATCAAAACCTTATTATTGAAAAGGCTCAAGAGGCCCTTAAAATAGAAACTGATATGATAAAGGTTCAAAGAGATAGGCTAACAGACTTACAACTTGGTATAGACAAAGCCACACAAGAAGGGGTTGAATTTACAGCAGAACTCGATGCTGCATATAAAGTTATAAACAAAGTAAGTGGTCTCTGGGATGGCCTCACTGATAAAACCCTTAAGGTAACAATTCAAAAAATTGAAGAAACAATTCGCACTGGAGGCTCTGGAGGGGGAACTTATGTTGGAACTACTAAAATAAGTGATGAACAAATTGCTGCAAATAATAAAGTTGGAGCAACTGTAGCAGACCTAGAAAAAAGTGCAAGCCCTTGGTTATTTGGAGGAAGTTCTGGTACTGCAGCACCTAAATACGATCCTTTATCTGGAATGGTTGCAAAAACCAAAGCATCAGAAGAAAAAGCCCCTGCAGTTCGACTCTTGCCTGGAGATTTTAGGAAAAGAGATGGTCTTGGGCTATCTTCTGGAGGTCTTGTTCCTAAGTTCTATGCAGCAGGAGGATATGCTCGTGGAACAGACAGAATCCCAGCAATGCTTACACCAGGAGAATTTGTAATTCGTAAAAATGCGGTAGATAATATTGGTGTTAATAATCTTAATAAGATTAATAATGGTTCAGCCCCAGGGAATTCAGTGTATAATTATAGTGTCGATATTAATGTTGCTAATTCTGATGCAAGTTCTTCAGATATTGCAAGGGCTGTAATCGGTCAAATCAAGTATATTGACTCACAGAGAATTAGAGGGCAGAGATAATGGCTACAACGGCTTATATGGCTGGCAGGAAGCGATATCAGAGACCGCAGGGGATACTATGGTCAGATAACCCAGGAACTCTTATAGAGGGCTCATACGTCCCTACAGGGTATGAAATAGGAACTAACCCAGCAGGACTAGAATTAGACCAGTTAAATGAATTCTTAATATTGTCAGATCACAATAGAGGTGAAATTAATATTTCTCCTACAAGAATTGAAGAAAGAAAAAGAACGATCAATGGTCGCATGCGCTCATACCATATTGCAGACAAGTTAAGCATTTCTTGGAACTGGACCAACCTTCCATCAAGGGCACACGATGATTTTGCATATTTTGATATTAACGGAAAGCCAAGCCTTGGTGCACCAGAGTTTGATGATAGAACTAAAGTTACAGAGTATACTGCTGATGGTGGAGCAGGTGGAGTAGAAATACTTGATTGGTATGAAAAACATAAAGGATCTTTCTGGATGTTTTTATGTTATGATAAATATACAAACTTAAGAGATGACGTTTTTGATCAGTTACCTAAATATAATCAAATAGTAGAAGTTTATATAACTGACTTTCAATATTCAATCATTAAGCGTGGTGGAGGAAACCACGATCTTTGGAATATTTCAATAACAGTAGAAGAGGCTTAGTGTGTTTGTAAGCGATGAATTAAAGGCACACTTAGAGTCTTCTTCAACAGTAAGTCTAAAGTCTTTAGTTACTGCTGAGTGGAATATGAATATGCCAAACAATATTTTTAAGTTAGGCAATTATAGATATAGACCTCAAGTTGTAGATTCTAAATTTAAAACAATACCATCATCATTTGATCAACTAGATTCAGGTCAGTATTATTCTGGTGCTACAGACGCAGACATAGTTATAGACGGTGGATACACAGATAACGATGTTCCACAAACATTTAGGTCTAAAAAAGAAAAATTAAACATGATCTATTCTTTAGAAGATTGCTTAAAGCCATTTAGACCAAGATCTGGAATTAATAAACCACTTTATTTTAAAGGTAAGTTTTTGGCAAATTCGGGGGCAGAAATATCTAAAAGACCTAGATATTATATGCCATCAAGATATGATGAGTTTAAGTATTGGACATCTTATAGAACAGAAGACAATGTTGAGTA